CTGCAACTCTTTGTGGCACAACAATAGGATTGCCTTGCTCATCAAAAAAGGTTCTGTTGCTAGCTTGAAATGCTTGTTGCAAAAATCCCGGTCTAAAAGATGCAGTTCCGGGTATGCCTGAACCATAGAACAATTCTCTTGTAGCAGGGTCTAAAGTTCTAAATGTTTGTTGTACATCTAGCGCTATCGGGGCTTGTGGTTCAGCCATTACGCCATACTCCCAAAGTGTTCCATAAGTTTATACATAATTCTGTTACCTGATTCTCTGCCGGGGTTACCGTTGGGCGTTAATGTAACAATACCGTTATCACCTTTTGCCATATCAAAACCACCAGCACCTCTTACAGCCTTTGCTGTCATAACAAACTCACCATCTGATAACATAGCTGGTATATCATCTGATGTTTCAGTACCCGGACCGTTTATATCGCCGTCCATTGGTGGGAAGTTTGCAGGGTCTATTGGTGCTTCTCCACCTTTTTGCATTTGTACTACACCACCCTCTGCAAATTGCATAATGCCGTTATGGTCGCCATGAGAGGGAGGAGGGATCATGCCACCCATAGCAGCAGTTCTAGGTGTTATTCCTGTGCCACCACCTTGTAATACAGGTAGACCTGAAGGGTTTAAGCCAAACTCTACTCTGCTTGGCATTTCTTCACCTTTTTGTCTAGCAATCTCAGCGGCTATGTTGTATCTGCCTAATTGGTCCATGGTTGTTAATGGTGTTAATGGCACACCTTTATTTCTTTTGGCCTCTTCATACGCAAGTTTACCAACCAATCCAGCCAAACTTGCAATACCTAAATTACCTAAATTTAATCCTTCACCACCTCGCACATCGCCTGATTGTCTACCACGTAACATATCTTCTATTCGTCCGATACCACTTTGACCCTTTTCGCCTCCACCAAAACCTTTTAAAAAATCTTCTACTTGTCCAATTCTACTTTGTCCCTTACCTGTAACGGGGTCATAATCACTTACAGAGCCTTGTGTAGGTGCTATCGGATTACCAGCAGCATCGAAACTAAAACCCATTTTTTGTAACTCTGCTTTTGTAATTGGCTCTCCACCTATAGTATATGTTGGACTACCAAAACCACCACCACCCTGTACTTCAACCTGTGGTAATTGGTCTTGTGGCGTAAAAGCTTTTCCAAAAAACTGTCCGATACCTCTTCTTATATTAGGACCTAATTTGCCACCTAATCTGCCTGTAACACCTTCACCGGGTGTAAAAAAATCTTTTAACCTTGAAAACTTACCGCCTTTTACTGCGCTACCGATTTTACTACCACCAAAACTTAACGCGCCACTAAGCAGCGCTTCTTTAGTAGACATACCAGAGGCTTTACCTGCTGCTGCTGTTAAAGCAGCTTTTGCCACAGGACCTACGCCCGGTATAAAGTTGATTGCTATGGGTGCTATTTTTTTTACTGCTTTACCAAGTTTTTTTACTAATTTTTTAAGAAAAAACTCAGGCATACCTGTATTTGGGTTTATTGAATTTTCACCGCCCACCACATATTGATTTGGGTTCATGCCCATGTTCATCATATCTGACTCAATCATGCTTCTTGTTTGTGGTGTTATAGACTGTGGTGGTACTATCATTTCACCTGTAGCAACATGCGCTAAGGTGTCATCTTCAAACCTACCTAAACTTGCTAACCCTTTCATTTGTGACTCCATGTGTGGCATATTATTTCAAACCTCCTATACCCATAGGCATTGGTCTTGGTGGGGTCGGTGGTGAGTCAGGCAGTCCTTCTAAATTTATTAAATCTGCTGGCTTTGGCTCTCTTGATACCATATTAATCATCATATCAAATTCTTCAGGGTCAAAATCTTCATCTACTTGCGCCATAATTTCTGCTAAAGCTATTGAGGCTTGGTCGTGTTCTGGCGAGTCTTTTGGTTTAGTCAATATAATATTTACTATTTCGCTATATCCTGAATCAGACAAAGGCATAAGCACCTCGTCAATCAATTCTTGTCTTGCTTGTATAAATTGTTGTCGTTCAGGTGGCATTTGAATAGCAGCATTCATTTGTTGCTGTATTGCAGCTATGTTTTCTTCAATAGTATTTGTGTTAGAAGTGTCTGCTTTCATTTGTTGTGGTCTTGGAGACTCCATTTCACCAGCTAACATGTTAATTCTTTCTTGTAATGTTGCCATAATTCTACCCTAATTTATGTTTACAGATATATTACCACTTGTTTTCACTGAAACAAAGCCTAATGATGTAGTTGCTTTTAAGCCTTTTTCATTGGCATCTATGGTTAAATTAATAAAATCATTACCATTGTACACCTGTAAGACTTCTTTGCTCGTATTAAATATTACATCACCTTGTAAAAACTTAAACTCTGCTATTTCAGTAGCGTTAAATCTTGGTGTCCTATTTGGGTCAAATTGACCTAAATTTATTTCTAATATTCTAACTAATTTATTAAATGTTTCAGGCGTAACCTCTTGCAATGCTATAGGCAGCCTTGTTGGTAAAAGCTTAGCCATTATCTTCTACCGTCAGGGTTTATATCTAACCTTGTATATCCAAGTCTCCATTTAACTCCTAATCTATTTCCTGATGCAGCGTCATCGTCACTTTGCACTCTTAACACCGCCTGTCTACCTCTTGCTCTAACATGCACTTGTGCGGTGTTATTAGAAATATCTTTAGTGGCTCTTGTGGTTAATGACTCACTTGGAGCATTTCGGGTTTTTAGTAACATATTTATTTGTGGGCCACCAGAAGTGACATTTGTTCCATAAAATTTAACATCAGGCATCATTCTTCTGACAAAAGCAAAATCATTACCGTCTTGCAAATCAAAATCAGAACTTTCAATAAAAACACCGTCCATGGGTGAGCCATCATCATCCTCACCGCTTTCATGTGCAAATATAACACCACTATTAGTGGCCAATGGCTTGTCAAATATATTTTGGTCTACCCATGCTGTTCTTACTAATTGTCCTATTGACCAAACGCCCTCTAAGTAGTTGTAAATAACATATCTTGATATTTCTTCTGTGCCATCGCTTTCTGCTGGATAAAACCACCATACTTCATTGTATTCTTTGTTAAGGATTGCAAACACTTTGAAGGCTTGGCTTAAATCTAAATCTTCTTGCACGTAATTCAAAACACTACAAGGTAATTTTTGCACGGAACCTGTATAAGAATAAAAACCATCATCACCCATCCAAAAGACTCCATTTGGTGAATTTATGGCCGCATTAGGCCCAATCATACCCGTACCTTCGTTTATTAAGTTTAATGCAAATGTTAGTGGTGGACCTACGAACTGCATGCTGTACATAGATGTATCAGTCCAAATTAGTATTTCTTGTCTTGCTCTTATGCCACCCCTTATTTCACTACCTGAAGATAATCTAACAGAGCCTGCTGTGTTTGTTGTCTTAGGCTCAAACTCTGTAATGCTTTCTTGGTCAGAAAATACAACTAACATAGGGTCTATTGAACCTGTGCGTGCGCCACTTGCTACAGGGTCAGAACCTAATACAATAACATGTCTATCAGTGTCACTTATAATTGTTTGTAAACCAACTGTGGGTGCTAAATTAGAGCCTGATAATGATGTTATATTTACTGCCCTAGTGCTTGTGCCATTGCTTTCGTCCCAATAAAAAATACCACCTCCACGTGCATGTAAAATTAAATCTTCTCCAAAATTATCAGCAGACCATAACCTTAGTTGGTTTGTAAAAGATAGGCTTGTAGATGAACCAAATTCACCTGCACCCCATGTGCCTACACCCCAACCATCTGCTTGTACAAAAACATCTAATCCAGTATTTAATTGATATGCGCCAACAACCGATGAACCACCATTACCACTGTCTGATGAGTTTGCAGTGACTGTGCTACCAGATGTATCTTTTGCTTCAATGGTAAAAGAGTTTGCGTTTACCACAGTTGCTACTTGATATTCTTGATTTAAAACAGCAGCAGTTATGTTGCCACCTAAACTAGATGCACCACTAAATGTTACAAAATCGTTTTGAACAGCGCCGTGTGATGTGTCTGATACAGTTATGGTTGCATCACCATTTGTTGCAGAAAATGTAACATCACCCGCAGATGTAGTTAATCTGATAGGGGTAATATCTGCTAAATTGTTGCCTTCTAGTATGTTTGCTTTTAAGTGCGTTCCAACAAAAAGGTATTTTGCACCCTCTAATGAAATCCATGGAAATAATTTACGACAAGTGCCTAAAAATGTTGCTGTTGTTTGTTTTGTCCAACCGCCTATTTTTTCTGCAAAACCTTTTCTAAACCTTACCAAAGACGCATCGAACCAACCACCAGCATTGGTAAGATTGGTTCCTTCTTTGTCTATACCAGCTTTAAACTGAAACTTTGCAAACGGCATGTTTCATTTTAAGCTATTCTAATTATAGCCGTTGATGCTGCTTTTGCTGGAAATACAATAGTAAAGTCACCTGCTGTGGATGTTTTGTCTCCACCAAAGTCAATTGTAGCTACAGACTTGTTACTATCAGAAGAGTTGTAAATCATACAACCTCTAGCTGTAATTGTAGCTGTGCTAAAAGTCAGGTCACTAAAATCAGTTACCGCCGTTGTACCTGTAGATGACGGAGTTACGTTTGTAAGGTTTGCACCGCCTGAGGTATAGTTTGTGCCACTAGCTTGACCTGTGGTAGTAAAAGCTGTTGTTGTAGCACCTAAAGTAGCTGAACTCGTATACAAAGCTAATTTAAAAGTGTCTCCACTTGAATTAGTAAAGTTGTGTGTTCCTGTTAATAGCTCTACTTTAAAGCTGGTTGTTAATGTTGATGATATTGCCATATTAAATACCCTTTATTATTTTTGCTAAATCCTCACTACCTCCTGCAGATAAATCCTGAATCAGGGTAGCTTTATAAGATTTTATAGCATTTTCAATATATATCAAACAAACTTTATAAATTAAATTTCTATAAGCTCTAGCTTGTGCTTTAACGTGTTCTTCATTGTCGTCAGATACACCGACAATTTTATCTGTTAATTGCTCTGCCCAAAACTCTGGAGGATGTCCACCATACTTAGTGGTGGCGACCTCAACCATTCCAAGTTCAGGCACTCCATCAGGTGTTATTTTTATTACCATTTTTCTGGCTCCGGTGGTTGTAAATGACTATCATACCTATCTGCCATTTGTGGCAGTATTTGTTTTTTTTGTATTTTTAATTCACTCATTTTTTTAACTTCCATTCCATCTTTACCTGCCACAGGTATATATGGGTCTGCAAGCCTATGATAGCCATACAATCTTTGTTGTCCGGGTATATTGGTATCAAGCAAAGTGCTGTTTGATGCTACCTCTACCTGTATACCTTTTTCCATGCATTTTACTAACCAAAACTCTACACAAGCTCTGCCTGCTTCTGCAAAATATAAATTGTTTTTATAAGTAAAATCTACTCCAAATAGCTTTATGTTTGATACATCGTTCCAATATGCAAAGGCTACAGCATAAGCTACAGTGTTATTAAAGTAGTGACAATTAGTTGCTTTTACTATTTCTTGTATTGGGTATTCAACAAGGTTTTTACACCTTGAATCGTTTTCACAGGTATAAATTGGCTTGTTATGATTTGTGAGCAGTTCTTTCATGCAATTAGTTTGGCCACCTGCATCTTGTGTATCTAAAAATCTGCTTGGCGGGTCCATCATAAATACTCTGTCGTGAAATATAACAGAAGCTACTGCGTTTATAGCCCACACCTCATCAAAATGTACGCTATGCGATTTAGCCATATTATAGTCAAACCAGCTTTTACCTAGTCCGACTATGGCAACGGTTTTACCGTTAAGTTTTTTTATTGGTTTCATTTCTCTCTCTCTATTTGAAACTTATGTTACGTTTGTTCTTAGTGAATCATACCTCATTTCATCCCTAGTATCTCGTCCTTCTCCTAGGTTCTTTAATCGTAATAGACTTTCTTTAAATCTAGCCTCATATAACCCAATTTCTGCTGGGTCTAGTTTTAAAAATATTGCACCCTCTAACAAACAACCGTATAACAGGGTGTCAGGTGCCTCTGCAGACAAATATGTTGTACCTGAGTCACTGCCCTCAGTTAAAGATACAGGTTTAGCCAAGTAATGTAGTTCCATAGAATAGTTTGCGTCAGGAACAGGAGCTATCTCAAATGTCGTTTGGTCAAATATAGCATAATATCTAGGTTTGCCTCTGGTTGTTGTATCAGAAACAAACTCTTTAATAAAAGAATTATGCTTTAAATCTAAGTAATCATAGTTATTAGAACTTATAACAGCAAGAGAGAATGGTGCTAAAAAATCGTTAGGTGTCGTTAAAAATCTATTATCTTGCGAAACATTACCTGATACATTTTTTCTTTGGTTTGGAATTTGTACTGCTTTAAGTATTCTTTCTTCTGCTTGTTCAATAAAAGTATTTAGATTATTAACAAATGTTGTTTCATCTGTTTCTAAATAATCTTGTATTGCAGTTTTTAATGTAGCTAATGTAAAACTCACGATGTTGTTATTGTAACTGTACCTAAAGCACTTGTCATGCTATCAGGTGTTGTAATTTTTGTGCCTATAATACCAAGGTCAAAGTTTGTATAAACAGTAAAAATTGTTGGAGATACGCTTATGTCAGGTCTTGGCTCTCTTACTGCTTGTGGGTCTACCTTGTTTGTTCTAGGTTCTAGTTGCGGGTGCTTAGGCTCATAACACTCAGGACAAGTTTTTAAACCATTCCATTCCTTACGTAATTCACGCAAATAATATCTAAAACCACATCTGTCGCAGATAGCGTATGGATTTTTGTTAG